ACATATATATATTCCATAAAACTAGAGTCTTTTGTTACTATCGGATACACATATGTCTCTTTTTTTCTAACTCCTAATATTTCATTTTTCTGACATTTTGTTTCGTTGAGACACATATTTAAAGGATAATTTGAAAATATACCTCCATCAATAAAACATTTATCGTCTAAAAAATGTGGTGTAAAAATAACAGGTAAAGATGAAGACATAGTTAAAGCTTTAATCAAGTCAAGTTCGGGATAAGTTTTGTATGACAAAATTTCATATTTAAATGTATTGATTTCACTAACAATAATATTTAGTTCAACACCTGAGTATTCGTAAAATTCTTTCAATGTTACACACGATGTCATTCCTTTCGCTTCTAATACCATATTTAATGACTCAACATATAAAGGGTATATGTTTATTGCACCTTTATCGCTGTATATATTGAATATGTTATTAACACCAATATGTTTAAATATTTTTTCCCATGGGCGTTTTACAAAGTAGTCATATATATAACTATAATCATACCCTAATAACAAAAAAGCACCAACGAGGCTTCCAATCGATGTAGCATATATAGTTTTAATATTTTTTATGTTCCAAAATCCAACATCATGTAGTTGTTTTAAAACACCAAAAGCAGTAAAACCAAAAGGTCCACCGCCACCTATTACTAAATGCTCTATCGTCATAGTTTAGATTTAGATTTAGATTTATGTAAGAATCGTAAAGGTATGCAATATATTAAAAACTATCAATATATAAAATTAATAAATATAACTCATTATATTTTTTTCTATCATTGAATTAATAGAAAGTGCAATCAATAACCAACAACGATGGACGAACTATTCCGTAACAAAGAAGATAGCGATACAATACGAAAAATAAATTTGGAAGATTTATACGAAAAAAAGAAAATGTATGACTTATCAAAGTTATCCGTATTTAACAGAATTTTAAACCGCATCCATGAAAAAATTAAAATAGTATCTCGCCAAAAAATAGATACACAATTTTGTTGGTATGTTATACCGGAAGTTATGTTAGGGGTATCGTCATATGACCGCGTTGCATGTATTTCATATCTTTTAGAAGAACTTACAAACAATGGATTTGTTGTTCGGTATACACACCCCAATCTTATTTTTATATCTTGGAAACATTATGTCCCCTCTTATGTTCGCGCAGAATTCAAAAAGAAAACCGGAATCACTATTGACGAGCATGGAAATCGTATACAAGAATACGACGAATATGGTAATGTAATCCAGCAATCGATAGTTACAAATACACCCCTAAGCAATAATACACTTGATCCGTTTAATATGGGGCTTACACGTAAAATAAACAATAAATCACAAGGGGACGGAGGCATCAGCGGAAATGCACCCAAAAAAGAATTCAAACCAATCAACGAATATAAACCAACCGGAAATTTAATCTATGGCAAAGAATTCTTCAAAAAAATAGAAGATAAATTTGCTTAATATATTGTCTAGACTACTGGATAGACTATCTGCTATACTATTTTTATAAATTAGTAGTGAAAATTTATAAAAATACGCATAATGTGTATCGTGTCAAATTTAACGACGACTTGGGAGAGTGCGTTCAGTTGATATATCAGAGTGAACAGCAGGCACGGCGGTGGCGGCAACAGGAAGAATCTTCTTGGTGGCTCTAACAACTTTCTTAGCTAAATTCTTTTGCTCAGGAGCATCCGAGCTACTATTCATTTCCATTTTATAATTCTCTATTATGCAATATATATATATATCTATATTCTTTTTTATATATATTTTTTAGTATATATATTATTGACTATATACTATTGACTATATACTATTGACTATACATATTCCCCCAAAAATTCAAATCATCCCCAAAAACCTACAACTAAAAATTCGCAAAAACGGCTTCCCAATCTTTCGGACTCTTTATGCGATCTTTCACGCGACCTCTGTCGCCACTGCATAATGGTCTGCACGTGACCACGCTCGCAAATAAAAATGACTGCATTATGTAGTGGCGACGTGGGGTCATCGCAAACCGCCGCAGGCGGACGCTGAATAAGTGAATGATGTAATGTTTTTCAAATCTATTTTGGATTTTTGAAAAAAGGACATTTATAAATGTCCTTTTTCTGATTTTCAGTTATAGATTTGAAAAAAATGTTAACTTTTCAATTTAGACCATAATGGTCTCATTTGCTTTTTTTAGTTGAAAAAATTGTTACGATAAAAAATGACATTTTTATAATATATTTCGAAAAGGATTTAGGAGTTTTTTTGTCATCATATATATATGATGACAATGATGACAGAAAAAACGCCAATGTTTTTCATTTGTAAAAATTGTGACTATTCATCTAGCAAAGAAAGTGAGTATAAAAGACACCTTGCGACACGTAAACACCAAAATAATGACAAAAACGCGAAAAAAAACGCCTGTGTATGTGGCAAAGCATTTATGCACAGACAAGGACTACACGTCCATCGAAAAAAATGTCCACGATATGTTTCAAAAAGTGTTAGTGATTATGATTTTGAGTATGACACCATATATGGTAACAAAAATGAAAATACTATATTGTATGATAACAATAGCGTATGCATAGACGTCCAGGGTATATGCTCTCACGAAAAAAGCGGTATAACAAAAGAGATGTTTATGTCTCTATTAAAAGATAACCAAGAAATGATGAAAATGATAAAGTCTTTGTCGGAAAACCAGTTAACCGCACAACAAAATATAATAAATAATAATAATATAACAAATAATCAGTTCAATTTGAACATATTTTTGAATGAGAAATGCAAAGATGCTTTGAACATGTCGGAGTTTATCGACTCACTTAAAATAACACTAGATGACTTATTATTTTCAAAAAATAATGGCATAACGCGTGGTGTAACCAACATTATGATAAAGAAACTAAAAGAGTTGGATATATATAAACGTCCTATACACTGCACGGATATAAAACGAGACACAATGTATATTAAAGATGAGGATAAATGGCATAAAGACAATAATCATGACAGATTCAAAAATACTATTATAAAAGTAGCAAATAAAGAGCGTTCAGCATTACAATTATGGGCAATCGAAAATCCGGACTGGATGGAAACAGAACAAAAACAGATTCAGTATCTAACGATGGTGCGTTCTATTTGTGAACCAATCGAAACGTATAATAACTATGAACGAAAAATAGTAAAAAATATAGGGAAAGAAGTATTTGTAGATAAGTAGTGCAATATTTTATATATGATATTATTTGTTTTCACTCATGAAAAAAACAAATAATATACAAAGTAGTGTATAGTTTGTAGTAATATTTTGTAGGTATAGTTTGTAGTAATATTAAACTCTATTTCCTGCTAAATGCGCCTTCAGAACGTCTGCAGCACATTGGGTATTCGAGGTTGAAAGTTTGATCGCTGATTTCTCTTGCGCCTTGAAAACACTTTCGACTTTTTGAATAAGGTCACTAAATAATTTCTCATCTTTCTCAGAAATGGCATGCGTCTCTTTGAGTTGTTTGATAATTTTAACAATATCGGTGTATTCTGCCAAAGAATTGTCGCGTTTCGTTTTTTCAATCCTATACTCGACTTTCAGACTATCCATAGTTGTTTCTTCTTTGTGGTAATCTTCAGTATCTTTTTGCAACTGCATATTATACTTGTCGTAGTGGTCCATGAAAGCCTTTGCAAGTAGTGCCGCAGACTTTTCAGTAGATGAACGCACGTCGTTTAGAAGATCAAGGAGACTATTCTTGTCACCACCTTCTACGATAGTAGAATGAACGTCATTCTTAATAATACTTACATGTGATTTTACATTGTCCAGAGATGTCAGGAATTTAGGTTTGAATATTTTAAGACGTGCAAGATAGTCGGACTCTTCGCGAATCGTTCTCAGGTGTTTTTGGAGAGTTGTATTCAGGGAACTCATTTTTTCAAGGACTCTAGAAGTTGCAGTAAATTCTTTTTTGTATTTGTCGTATACCGAATTACCTTTTTGTTCGGTACTATCCAATATCTTTTTATCGCCATCAAGTTGTTGTTTTTGTTTGGTTGACATCTCATTCAGCATAGTATTGAACTTAGAAAACAATGCATCCATTTTTTGTTGGGTATCTTTAGACAACTCATCAACTTGTGACTTGATAGTGGTATGAGAGGTTGTAGGAAATACTTGTGGTTTGCACGCGCTACGAGAACCACGAGAACTGCTGGAGCTACGAGAGCTACGAGAACCACGAGAACCGCTGGAGCTACGAGAGCTACGAGAACCACGAGAACCGCTGGAGCTACGAGAGCTACGAGAGCTACGAGAACTTTTTGCCGATAGTTTATCTTCAGATTTTGGTTGTGTAGAAATTACACGCACGCTTGCAGTAGGTGTAATGATGACGGCGGGAGTGGTAGTGGTAGTGACTCTAACAGATGGAGTAACCACTGCAGGTTTAGGAGGAGTAGGCTTAGTAACAACTATGACCTTTCTAGTCTGAACGCCATTTTCACACTCTTTTGAAAAGTAACATTCAGAACCATGAGGCTTCCATGCAAGTTGCCATTTTGATAATGGAGAATTTGGTCCATTATAACCACCCATTTCCCAATTCTTTGCACCACGATTTACATTCATTACTGCATTATTCGGGTTCGAATAATCTTTAGTATCTTTGACGCCATCTGCATTACCACAGATACCTTGCATTTTACCAAAAAAAGCAGTAGGAACATTGGTTTCAAGAACACCACAATATCCACCCGAAATTACTACCGAGAAACCATTGGGTGTAGTTACTTTAAGACTGGCTGGTTGCATAGATGTTCCTTTCCATTCTATAACTTGCTTGCCGTAACGCACTTTGACACCTCCAAATGTGAGAGTAAAATCTTCCGGAAGGTCTACTTCCTTTCCATTTACAAGAATTTTACCATAGTTGGCTACATCCACTTCAATATTTATTTGTTTATAGTGCACCAATGCATTGGTAATGCATGACGGAACACCGGGTTTTAGAGCACCATTTTTGCGCATCTTTTCTTGAATTTCAAAAACTGCGTCTGGTGTTCTAGCAATTGTGTAGATACCAGGTTCTTGAACGTGAAACAATTCGCCGTCATAGTTTGTAACGTGTGGGTCACCAGATGCTACGCAATATCGCTTGCTAGGATTGGCTGCTTCTTTTGTTAAAAATTCTTCAGTTGAAAGCGCACTTTCCTCGGCAATCGACTTACTCTTTGTTACTCGCATATCTTCTATACAGCCATTGAAAATGTCTTGCTTATTCGATATGCCAAGCGACCGGCAAAATTTGATAGCATCCTGTCCCTCGGTCGTGACAACCCATTTCGCAAAATCAGATTCAAACTTTTTAGCAAGTTTTTTTGTTTTTGCTGATAATTTCGAATCTACGACCGAATATTTATTTACAACTATCAAGGGCGCAGGTGCAGACCTAGTTGCCGCTTTAACAACAGACTTTGGAGAAGGATTAGAAGTTACACCTGTGGTTGATTTTTTGGAACCCAAAACACTGCCACAAACTTTGTTTTCAATGGCAGTAAATGTAAGTTTCATAGCAGTTTTTGCAATTTCACAACCAGCATCACTACACTTGGCATTTTTTACACATGATAAAATCTCCTTATTGCATTGTTTACTTCTAGTATCCGAAGAACTACAACATTTGTCATGTATTTTGCAACATGCATCAAGAGAATTTTTAGCTTGAATACCCCAGCGACAATTTGGTCCTTCTGCACCTTTAAATTTTTGACCTCCACAATAGTTAGGACCACAATAATTTCCATAAATTTTAATTCCTTTCACTTTAGGAGCGACACTTTTTAATGCAGGAACTATTATGCTTGCCGTTTTTTTAACCAATGATACATCATTTTTTACTATATTTTTAAGTGGTGTAGGCTTAGGGGCAATCTTGGGTACAACCCGGACAGCAGGCTTAGGAGCTGGTCTAGGAGCAGGCTTAGGAGCAGGCTTAGGAGCAGGTCTAGGAGCAGGCTTAGGAGCAGGTCTAGGAGCAGGCTTAGGAGCAGCAGCAGGTGCAGGTCTAGGTGCAGCCCTGGGAGCAGGTCTAGGAGCTGGTGCAGGCGCGGCCCTGGGTGCAGGTCTAGGAGGAGGACTTCTTCTAAAAAGTTTAGAAATAGATATCAAAAGTTTTCTACTTGACTTCGGTTTTTCATTTTCAATCACAGCCAAGTGAGGCTTGTGCTTATATTTTGAATAGTCGTCATGTGTGTCGGCATTAGTATGGACACGAGCATGGGCAAGAGGAATACTTTCGATATTTTCAGTATAGTTTACTTCCAATGTTCCTAAATTTGTCATATTTCTATCATGTGGAACTACCATGATAGCAGACGCAAAAGATAAGAATGCAAACAGCAGAATCGTCTTCATTTCTTTAATCCTATATTATAATACTATACTATATTTTTTATCTTTATGTATATTTGATATTATGAATTACTATAAGTTACTATGATTCAAACAAATAAACCGAACTATATATCTTTTCCTCTAGGATAAAATATCATTATAAATATAATGGCAACAAAAAAATTTATCGGCTATAAAAAGGTTAATAAAATACGCCATACAAAAAATGGTAAGTTAAGACATATTTTAAAAACAAAACATAAAAAAGCGAATATATTTTTAAAAAGTAAAAAACGAACATCAAAAGATATTATGTTTACAAATAAGTATGGTAAATCGTGTAGATCCCACAACTATATAAAAATGCCCAAGATAGATACATCTATTCTGGAGTCAGTACATTTTTTGCCACCCCTCAAATATATTGAAACCGATAAACAATCTATTGATACTGAAAAAATGGTCGTAGAACAAATCAAGTTTTATGACAACATTGAAAAAAGTGAAAATTTAAGTCCCAAGACAGATTTTTACATGTTTATTAACCATGCCTGGATGAAGGAGCAAGAGATAAAAATCCAGTATAGAAAATACTACTTTGTCAAACTGGATAGTTTTCGGTTTGTGCAGAATACAGTAAACATGCGTGTAGTCAATTTAGCAATAGAATACTATAAAAATAATAATACACCTCTTGCAAAAAAGGTAGAAAATGTTATTAATTCTATGAAGTATTCCAATCTTACATTTAATAAAATAAAACCATATATTGATGATGTTATAGAACAACATGCTAAATATGTAAAAAATGATGATTTAATTGGTTATTTATCACATATTAATCGCAATGAAATAGTATCATGGGGGTGTCCTATTTCATGGTCAACATATCAAGATGAAAAGGATGCAGTAAATACGAGAAGTCATGTTACTTCGCCACAATTATCATTTTATGATTTCGACTTGTATATTAAACCCCATGCAAGTAAAAAATATACAAACGAGTTTAGAATCGAGTTTAGTTTAAAATTCTGCGAATTTGTTGGAAAATTGTTTGATAAAATGCTTGGAAAAGGTCACGGACATAAGCCCGAAGACGTTTTAAAATGTGAAATAGATATACTAAATTCAATTATGTGTTTTGAATCATTAGATACCAATATGGAATTTTATAATGTTGTTTCCACAAGTGAAAGTATAAAAGAATGCAATTTTGATTGGGCAAAATTTGCAAAAGGTTTGGGATATAAAGATGTTCCAAAATCTTATATAACACCAAATAAAGGTTTTATGAAATGCATGATGACCAAGTTACAAGCGGAATGGAAAACAGAAAAATGGAAAACATATTGGTATTACATGTATTTTCGCCAATTTATTATGTATTATAACGATGCTAAAAACCTACGATTCCAGTTCTTCAAAAATTATGTTACAGGACAACAAGGAACTACTCCTGAGAAAATATTCCCGATTTATGCGTTGTCATACTGCTTCAATACGTTGTTGTCGCGCTTATATGTTGCAAAATACGTGAAACAGCAGTCTGTGTATATTGCAGACACGCTAGGCAATGATTTGAGAAAAGTATTTATACGAATTATAAACGAAAATATGTGGTTGCATCCGGAAACAAAAGAGCAAGCAATACATAAATTAGAAAGTATATCGATTGAAACCATTTATCCAAAGTATATGATTGAAGATTTTGATGTTACATATCCACAAGGTGACGCCTATGGTATTATGCTCGCGCAGGCATACGCAATGTGTGACTATTATATTTCACGTGAAGGAAAACATTATACTGAAATTACTTCAATTGACTTTAGTGTAAATTCAGGTCTGGCACTGAATGGCACACAACCTTATGTTGTAAATGCGTTTTATAACCCTACAAAAAATAATATATATATTCCGGCTGCAATTTTGCAAGAACCTTTTATTACATTAAGGACGAAAGGCCTTGAATATAATTTAGCACATATTGGATATACATTTGGACACGAGTTATCGCATTGTTTAGATAATACGGGGCGCTTGTTTAACTATAAAGGAAATAAGGTAAATTGGTGGACACCAGACGATCAAGCAAAATTTGACGAGAAAGTAAAAGACGTTATTAAGCAATATGAATTATTTGCGTCATGGGATGGAATTGATATGGATGCGTCGGGAATGGTGGGTGAAAGTATGGCGGATATATCAGGTTTAGAAATATGCACAACATATTTGAACATGTATTTGAATGAAACGGAAGCCATCGAGAAAGTAAAGGAAGCAGCATTTAAGGAGTTTTTTATCTATATTGCTTATCAGTGGCGTTCGGCTATTTACCAACAAGCCGTTCGTTTTAATATAAAAACTAATCCACATCCTTTAGTAAAATATAGGACAAATTGTCCATTGTCTCGTTTAAAAATATACAAAAAACTTTACGATGTTAAAAAAGGCGACCGAATGTAT